TAAATATAAAATGTTTCCTTATGGTTATGCAAAAAACCTAAAAGAGAATTACCCAGAAATTTGGAGACGAGGTGGAAATGGTGGTAACCCTCCTACTTCGTTTACAGGTAATGATGCTTTTGCTAGATGGACTAAATATCAATCTGGTGATAGAAGTGAATCAGTTCTTAGCTGGGTACGTAGAAGAGAGCGATTTATGGGAAGACATCAAAACAATAACAGATTAGCTGGTGTTGTTGCTGCTATTAAGTGGGGTGGTGTTTTAAACATGGGTGTTCCTGCTATGAAAAAAGTTATATCTGACCAAATGAAAGTAGTTAGAAGTAGGCGTAAAGCTGCTTATGAGTTAGCCAGTAAAATGGCTGATGAAAATGCTGCTAAAGCTGTTTCAGATAGAATTCGCAAAACTCTTACTAATAAAGTAAAAGAACACAATGCGAAAAATCCTAAGTACAGAACTAATTTAAGAACATTAGTATCTGTATTTAACAGAGGTGTTGGTGCTTATCGTACAAACCCATCATCAGTTCGTGGTAATGTAACTGGAGCTGACCAGTGGGGAGTAGCCAGAGTTAACGGGTTCCTTCATGCTTTGAGAACTGGTAGATTTAAAAGAAAACCTTACGACCAAGATTTACTACCTTCTTCCCACCCACTCTCATCTAAAAAAAGTGGGGAAAAGGCAGCAAGTGTTAGAGTTGGACAATCTGTCAGTTGGTCAATCAATAAGGACCCCGACCCACCTTCAACTGTTCATGGTGTAGTAACTAGTGTTAGTGGCGATGAAGCTACTATGCAAGTATGGGCAATAATGGAAGATGGTAAACATAAAAAGACTGATAGAAAAGTTACCATGCCAGTCTCCAAATTAACTGTCATTAAAGACATCACAAAATAATACCACGCATTTTCAAGACATTTGTTAAAGTCTAATATATATGCACCTTATTAAATTTGTTAACAATTTATAGGAGATGCACTCGTGAGTGAAATTAAAAATATCGACTTAGAATTTAAAGCAGACAACGAAGGAAAAGTTTCTGCTGTTTTCTCGGTTTTCAATACTTTAGATAGCGACGGTGATGTAGTAATTCCTGACGCTATCAAATCAGGATTCAAATCAGGTTCAGTTCCAATGGTATGGGCTCATAAATGGGATATGCCAATTGGTAAAGGTGAAATAAAACAAGATGGCGATAAAGCTACTTTTGAAGGTTCATTTTTTATGGATACTGAATCAGGTAAAGAAGCATACAACTTAGTTAAAGCTATGGGTGACTTACAACAATGGTCATTTGGATATAGAGTTAACGATAGTGAAAGAGGTAAATTTAAGAGCGGTGATAAGGATGTTGACGCAAGATACTTAAAAGACTTATCAGTCTACGAGGTATCTCCTGTATTAGTAGGTGCTAACCAAGACACATACACAATGGCTATTAAATCTAATAAAGAGTTATTAGAAGAAATGGCTGGTGAAAAAGGTGTTCTTGGTCATTCTACATTTTTTGAAAACGAAGAACCAGAGGAAGAAGTTGAAGAAGAGAAATCAGGTTGCGATTGCAACTGTTCAACTCCTGTGGTAGAAGAGTCAGACGAAAAAGGTTATGGACATTGTGACTATAACAAAACTGGTAAATGTGCCAAAGATATGAAAAAGTCTGATGATATAGAGAATTCAGAAGAAGTTTCTAAAACTTTTTCGGAAGAAGTCAAAGATGTGCTTGCTGCATTGAACGGCTTGATGACACGTGCTAACGCCATTGCGATGTTACGTGCAAAAGATGGAAGGAAAATAGGAGTCAAGGCTACTGAAGCATTAAGGGCAGTTCAGGAAGACTTACAAGATGCTTGGACCGAATTGGACCAATTTATTGAAGAAGTCGGAACCGAAGGTGCTTTAGAGTTAGAAGACGACTTAGACGAAGAACAAACTGAAGCTGCTGAAGCTGTTGTTGAAGAACCAACAGACTCAGTAGATACTGACGTAGCTATCGAACCAGAGGAAGACACAGAGGACCCTGAAGAATCTGAGGTAGAAGTTGAAGAAGTTCCAGTAGATAACACTGAATCAGTCGAAGAAGAAGACCTTGACGACGAAGTGTGGGCAGAGTCTCAAAGACTATTAGCAGATGCTATGGTTGTTGAGGCTGACGACACTGAAGTATAAGTAATCTAATAGGAGATAATTTACAGTGAGTAAAGTAGAAGAGCTTAGAGAAAATATTGCTAAGTCTCGTGAAGAGCTTAAATCTGTATTTGATGCTCCAGCTGAAGATGGTAAGTACTCAGCAGACCAAAAAGAGAAAATCAAAGGTCTTAATGAGGAACTTGCTGGTTCATTAGATGAGCTTAAGATTGAAGAATCAAAAGCTGCTAATGAAAAAGCTATGGAAGTAAGCAACGAAGTTGCTAACGAACTTCCTGTTGCTGAAGAAGCTCCAGCTGGCATTAAAACAATAGGTGAGCAATTCACAGATACTGATGCTTATAAATCATACTTAAGCAATGGTGTTAAAGGCGTAGATTCTCAAGCAGAATTTAAAACAACATTAAATACCACAGGTTATCCACCAGAGTCATTAAGAGCACCTGGAATATTAGAGACAGCTTTAAGAGACCCAAATGCTGTAATTGGATTGTTTGACCAAATCACAACAAACCAAAATGCATATGTATATCTTGAAGAGACAACTTTCACAAACAATGCAGGTGAAATTGCAGAATCTGGAGACATCTCCAGTGCAAACGAATCAGCATTGGCATTCACAGAAAGAACAGAAAGCATTCGTAAGATTGCTACTTTCTTGCCTGTGACAGATGAATTGTTGGCTGACGTTTCTGGTATCCAAGGATATGTTAATTCACGTCTCACAACTATGATGAGATTAAGAATGGACAACCAATTACTAAACGGTGATGGTTCAGCTCCAAACTTGACTGGTGTATTAAACAAATCTGGTATTAACACATTTGACTATTCTTCATATTCTGGAGAATTGAACAGACTTGGACAAATTTATCAAGCAATAACAGAAATCAGAAAAGACGCTTTCGTCGAGCCTGATTCAGTTGTTATGCACCCAAGTGACTGGTATCAAATTGTTACTGCTGTAACTGACCAAGCAGGAGATGCAACCGCAGGTCTTGCTTCTAAGAATCCATTAATCGTAGCCGCAGGCGGCTTTGGTGGCGATGTAGCTGCTAGATTATGGGGTCTTAAAGTTGTCCCAAGCACAGCAATTGCTGAAGGTACCGCATTAGTCGGTAAATTCGGTGGTGGCGATGCTGCTCAAATGGTAATGAGACAAGGTGTAGACCTTGCAGTTTCTGACAGCCACAGTGACTTCTTTGCGAAGAATCAACTAGCTATCAGATTAACCATGAGAATGGGCTTTGTCATTTACAGACCAACAGCTTTCTGTTCTATAACAAACTTCTAAGTTTGATTTAGACGATAGTGTAGAATAAGGGCTTCTTCGGAAGCCCTTTTCTAATACCAAGTAATTTTATTTTATAAGTTAGGATTAATGATTATGTATACAATTCCAGAAAAAAATATTTATAAGCTACCTGATGGAAAGCTTTGGGAAGGTAACCCAGTAGATGTGCCAACTTCTCAAGCAGATTTAGTTGCTAAAGCTGGTAAAGAATACCCTACTGAATGGCTCAAAGAGCAAGGTTGGGGTAAGAAAGAAAAAGCTCCTGCTAAGAAAAAAGCAGCAGCTAAAAAAGCTCCAGCTGAAAAAGCAGTTAAAAAATCAGACGTAGAAGATAAAGCAGTTAAAAAAGACGTCGAAGATAAGTAGGAGGTCTAAATGGCTTTCTCAACGGCATCTGATGTAGAGTCTTATACTCAAATAGACTTTGACTCAGACTTAGAGACTCATTTAACTAATAATATAATTCCTTTTGTTGACGCAGCAATAAATCAATATGTAGGTTATGACCTAGAGTATGGTACTAAAACAGAAACTTTTACTGGTGACCAAACAAAAGAAATATTTTTAAGACACCTTCCTGTACATTCTATTACATCTGTAGTAGAAGATGAATATACATTAACAGAAGGTAATCAAGCAGATTTTGTATTTTATGATAGTGGGAGATTAAGACGACTAGGTAAAAGGTGGTCTTATGCGAGGGAACAAAATATTGTAGTAACCTATGTATCTGGTTATACAGCATTCGGTGGTGGTGTGTCAACTGACTTACCTATACAAATAAAGATGGTTTCATCAAGAGCAGCAGCTAGATTATTAGAAGCTACTGTTGCAGTCTCATCACAACAAGACCCTGGTGAAATATCTGCTCAAGGTGCTAGTCAAGCAGGTAATATGAACCTATCAGGTTCAGAATCTATTGGAGAATATAGCCAAGTATACACTGTTGGATTAGATGCACTTTCAATAGCTCCATTATCATCATCAGATATGCAGTTATTGTCACCGTATAGGAAAAGTTATTTTATATAATGCCTAATAAAAAAGCACCTAGCTTAGAAGAAGCTAAGTTATTATTTCAATCTAAACCAAACAAATCACTAACTGAATGGTCTTTAGAATGGAATGTTTCTATTGAAAGAGTTAGACAAATAAAAGAAGAGTGTGGATTTAAAACCTATAAAACACCAACACCAGAATTAACTGATGAAATAATTAAAAGAATAGAAATACAAGGTTATTCACCTTCAAGTAGAGAATTGTTTAAAGATTTACCTATTGGTCCTGATAAATTTAAAACATGGTTACTAAATTATCCAGAACTTAAAGATAAAGTTGATAAAGCTAATGCAAATTTTATGTCTGTTGATAAAACTACTAAGAAATGTTACAAGTGTGAAGTAACAAAAGACTTATTAGAATATACTAAAAGTCAAAAATATAAAGACGGTTATAATAGATATTGCAATGTTTGCTTGGATAAAATTAAGAATCAAGATAAAAGTATTAAAACTAAAGATTGTTGGTTTTGTCAAAAAAATCTATCTGTTGGTTCTTTTAACGCTAAGCGAACTTCTCCAGATGGTTATGCCCATATTTGTAAGTCTTGCCAATCTAAAGAACGAAGAAAAAAAAGACTAAAGACAAATCACAATACCTAAATTTCTAAATTTCTTGCTAAATTTAATTATATGGCAGGAAGAATACCACAAAGATTATTTATTAATAAAGTAAACGTACAAAGAGTTGATGATTCTTCTGTTGATAGCAGAGGTTTACAGTCAACTTCTTGGTCTGATTTAAGTACTAATAATGCATGTAGATTGCAAATTATTGGTGAATCAGAAAATAGAGATGGCAGAAATACAGTAGTGCAGTCTTGGATTTTATATTTAGATGGTAGTGTTGATATAAAATCATCGGATAGAATTTATGAACCTAGTACAGGTAAATACTATGAAATAGACTCAATACAAACAGCTAAAAACCGTGATGGCATAAATTATTTAAGAAGAGTTAATCTTCTTTTTTATGAATAATGGCTATTACTTCAAAACAAAGAGTATCTAGTGGTCTAGGAGAATCAGTTGTAACTTCTAAAGTTACATATGTAGGTGAAAACAGACCTGATGTTTTTATATCAAGAAGAACAGAAGCTCAACTATTTAAAGGTTTAAGAACTTACAACTGGTCTAAATCTATTGGTGCAAGAACTCAAACACTTGATAGATTGTCTAATTCTATGTATTCAATACTTCAAAGTTATAACACTTTTCAATCGTTTGCTTCAACACAAAACTTTGCATTATCTATTATGGGTCGTGCTGCTTGGATTGTTGGTGGTAGAGCTTTAGGTAGAGTACAGGGTAAAATAGTACCTCAAGGCGGTGGTCCTTTTGGTAGGTTTATGCGTGTTCAAGCTGGTCATATGTCAAGACAAATACTTACTAATGCTATGAAATATTTTGTAAGTGTCGATTTCTCTATTGATAATGTACAAAAAGTTCAAAAAGATGTTACAGCAGATTTAATGAAAGCTAACGCTATTGGTCCACAATGGCAATTGAAGACACATGCTCAAGCTATAAAAAATGCTCCTAATTATAAACTAGGTGGTTTTGGTGTGGGAAAAGACCAAGAAAAACAAGATGGATTACTAAATGAAGCTGGAATTAGAGCATCTAAAAGAAACAGTCAAACAACTCAAAATTTAGTTGAAGCTGGTTTTACCGCACCAGAAGTAATGGCGCTACAAAGATTTGCTGATAGTCAAGTTGATAATATGTCTGAAGACCAGATAGAAAATGTTTTAAATGCTTTTGGTAAAGACAGAGCAAATATGCTTAAAGGTCTTAGCGGTGGTACTTATGGAATTAATAGTCAAAATACTTTATATGATTTTGGTAGAGATGTTTTACCTGGAAACTCTAGTATGAACGGAATATCTTTTGATAGTAATGGAAATATGTATTATGAAAGTCCTGATATAGATTTATCAACAGGTGGTATGTATACCCCTGGTGATTTAGCTACTTTTGCTCCTCACTATGTTGAGAGAATGGAAAAACAGGAAACTAGAAGAAAAAAAGGTCGTGATGCTCAAAACGAAAAAGCTCGTGAAGCATTGGATAAAGGAGACATGAAAAAATTTAACAATATTAGAAGACACACATCTAAACCTGATAAAAAAAAGGATTTTGAATATGTGAAAAAAACAAAAAGGGGTGCACCTGGTGTTATGACTTATATAAACGAAAATGGGCAATTAAGGCTCAGACCAAGAGATATGAATGTTTCTGATTTAAATGAATATGTTGAAAATTTTGGAATTATGGCTGGACCAGGTGACGGATTTGTAGATTATGAAAAACACAGAGAAGTAGGACAAACAGTAATAGACAACCCAGTTCTTCAATATGAATTTGACAATGCAATTTACAGTCAAAGATTAATACAGTCTTCTATAACTAGAGATGCACCTTTAATTGGTGGTAATGCAAATGACAACAGAGGTTTTTTAGGATTTAGTGTAACGTTTGGTGAAGGTCTTAAAGATGCTCAACAAGTAGAGTTTGGTGGTCCTGCAACTGACAAACAAGGGTCGTTAAGAAACAGGAGCGATAGATTTGTTTACCCTAGAAGTTTATTTTTGACTAGAGCAGGTGAAAGAGCTGCTCAAATGTTAGATGTAGATGGTGATATAAGTTATTCACAAGCTAAGGGTGGTGTTTTACATCACATGAAAAAAAATAGAGACAAGTTTGATTCAAGAGGTAGAAATAAAGAAAGACAACAAAAATCTGAATTTAAATTAATTGTTGACAGAAGAGTTAGAGATTTTGCACAAGAGAACGCACAAAGGGCTAGAGATGTTGCTTTTAACAATCAAACTGGAAGATTTGAATCAGTTAAAAGAAGTAAAATATCTGATGGAAGAATAAATCAATACTTTGACAAATATGATAAAGGTAAAACATTTTATGGTGGCTCTACTTCAGTTGTTAGAACATTAGCAGATGGTACTACATCTTTAGTAGATTTAAATCCAGGTCAATACCCTGCTGGTTTTGAAAATGGCTTAGATAAAATTAAAAATGTTATTACAGAACATATGCAAAGAATAAATTTAACAGGAGATTTTGAACTTGCTAACAATGAATTTTATAGAAGATTAGGAAGAGTAGGTAGAGGAGGTAGAGCTGGAATAGTTATGGGAGACGACCATCTAGAAGCTATGGGTATGAGTCGAAATAGATTTGGCAACAGACCATTTTTAGATACACAAAAACTACAAAATCAAAACTTATATGGTGGTATTTTTGACGCTTCAGACGTAGAAGGTGCAATATTAGCGGAGCTACAAAAAGCTTCTGGTGAAGCCATAGCAGAAGCTTATAAAGCTATCGAACTAAAATCACAAGCATTACAAATGACTAAATTAAAAGAAAATTTAGAACCTCATTTAAAAAGTTATCCAAAATTAAAAAATATAAAATTAAGTAAAAATGGACAAGTTGAAGCTGGTGGAAGAAGCTATGCTCAATTATCTCAAGATGAAAAAATTGTAGTAGATAGAGCTATGGCATCTGCTAAGCAAACTGCTGATAAATTTTACGAAAAAGAAGTTTTAAAATTAGAAAACCAATTTCAAAATCCTGAAAATTTAGGTATATTTCAAGAACATTTTGGTGGAACAGATGACTGGACTGGTGAAAAAGCTCTAAAGGTTATTACAAATAAAGTAAACAAACACTTAGAAGGAGTAATACAATCCTCTGCTGCACGTCCAAAAGTTGATTTTAAGGGTAGAACTATTCCTTTTACTGGTCGTATGGCTGGACGTGAAATTATGAGAATTAGACAATTTACTAATTTTGAACAAACTTTAGTAGATGATGGATTTTTTGAAGCAATTGTTGGTGGTAAAGCTCAACCAATAAACAATGAAGTACTACAGGCTATAAAAGAAAAAAGAGCGCTACTTTTAGAAGATGTTGCAGACTCTATGGCACACATAAAAAGTTTAGGTATTTCTGATTTTGGTGAGTTTGTTCAGTTTGCAGGTTATGGTCAAGAATTATTAAATAATGATGATATTTTAAGATTAGCAAAAGAAGCAGGTATAGGAGTTAAAAAAACTGGTCGATACTATGACAGAAGTGGTTCTGGTAAGTGGAGGGGTCACTATGATAATAAAAAAATCAAACTAGACCCAGAAGGTGTTGAATTTGATGGTCCAGAAGATTACAAGCAGTTTATGAAAAACGCTAGAGAAAAATCAGCACAAGGAGTTTTTGGAAGAAGTGTAAATGCAAGTAAAACAAATGTTTACGGTGATGCTACTTCACAGACTAAATCTGGTGGTCACAGTACTAGACAAAAATTCTTTTTTAATTTAGATGGAGAACATATTTTAAAAGAACATAGAATCGATTTGAGTTCTCCTGAATCTAGACAAATAATAAAAGATTACAAGACAATAAGAAATCAAATTAACAAAGGTGGATTTACATGGGTAAATGAAAGTAAAAAGTTAAGATACTATAGAGACGTTAAAAAAACAGACTACGGTGATAGAGCAGAAACTTCTTCTGGTCAAAATTTACAAAACACTCTTAATAGATTAATTAAAAATGTTAGATTTTCAGGTCATAACGAAAACGTTATTCATTTATTATTGTCATTAGAAGACTCAGCAGCTGTTAGTGCTTACTTTCAAACAACAATGGACCCTAGTCATCCACTAAATAAAAAACAATATGGTTTTAATGCTAAAAGCAAAAATTTTGGTCCACCAAAAGCTCTTGATAAATCTAAAATTGCTTACTATCAAGCTGTATTAAGTAAGACTACTCCTGATGTAGCAGGTAATTCAGTAAGTGGTTTACAAATGTTAAAAAACATACTCTTAAACTAATCTGTTAGGATAATCATATGCCAAATACTTTAGACGGAAATCAACTTGCACCACCAGACGCAGAAATTATATTGAGAAAATGGATGTTGCAGGATACAAACATAAATGCAGTTGTAGGAAGTAGAATTGCTACTAGGTTACCTAGAGATGCAGAGTTACCATTTGTTACATTATTTAGAGCAGGTGGACAAGTAGTAAATCCATTTAGTGAAGCACATATGCAATCAGCAACTATGCCTATTGACGTATATGCAGGTAAATGGGGTGGTACAGCAGATACCACTACACCTGATTATGGAACAGCATATTCTGTTGCAAATACCATAATTCAGTCAGCTTTTAACTATAGTAATGGGTATATAACAAGTGACGATGATACGCCCTTGAGAGCTAAAATATACGGCTTTCAAATAGTGCAAACACCGTCAAGAATTGAAGAGACTGCAATGGTTTAGGTCGGTACTCAATAACACTGAGTATGATTTACAGGGCAGTTTAGGAGAATTATGTTTGGAAGTAAAGACGAGAATAAGAAGATTGTAGTAAAACTCAATCCTCTATTCAATAAAGCAAACTCTGCTAAAGATGTTGTGTCTGGAAAAACTTTTCAGACAAACAGTGGGACGGAACTTGAGTCCTCTGAATGGGATAGGCTAAAAGAGAAAACTTGGACCTTAGATGGTAAAAGTTATCCTTTGCTTATTGTTGATGAGGAAATCGCTGAAGAGGAAGACAATGAACCTTCAGATGATTATGTGGATGACACCGACATTGAAGACTTTGCCTCAAATGGCAGTGTCTTGCAAGATACTGAAGTAGAAGAAGAGTAATTAGGAGATAATTATGCCAAGTACAAATGGTACAATATCCGAAGTTATTGTTGGTACTGGGGTACTATATGTAGCTGCAATCGCTAACGAAGGTAATGCTTCTGGCGATTACATTGCATTTCCTACAGATGACGGTTCAAGTGCATGGTCAAGCCCTGCATCTGACTGGGTTGACGTAGGATATTCTGAAGACGGCTGGACTCTTGAAATGGATAAAACATTTGAAGACATTATGGTCGCTGAAGAAATTGACCCAATTGCTACTTTCAAGACTGCTCAAGAAGTTAGATTAACTGGTGAACTTGCACAAGCTTCACAAGCTAACTTATTAGTAGCTCTTGGTGGTGGTTCTATAACAACAGGAGATGGAAGCAATGGATACCAATCTGGTTACAATGCTATCATTCCTCCATCAACAGATGACTATGATGAGAAATCATTATTGTTAATTGTTGACGGACCTGCTGGTGCTGATAGACATGTTGAGATTCCACGTGCAGTAAACGTTGGAGCTTTCTCAATGGCTCATCAAAAAGCACCTCAAAAGGTTGTTATCGGTGTAGAGTTTAAGGTGTTAAAACCAAAATCTGTTGCACAGTACACAGAATTATTCAGAATCATTGATAATACAAATGACTCTGACGTATTCGACATTAACTAAGATAGTTAAAATTAAATAATAATGAGAACGATTGGAGGTCGGCGTGGCTGACAAAAGATACATGGATTTCGACGCAGGTGCAAAAGAATCTGCTAAGGAACCAATTACAATAAAACTAAATGGGAAAACATATCAATTCCCACCTGCATTACCTGCAAGAACAGTATTAGCTCAAATGCGTTGGATGGACGAAACTGGTGCCATGCCAACAGCAGCAATTCCAGAATGGTTATCATCAATAGTTGGTGAAGACATAATGGAAGAAATTCTTGAAGATGGTGCTACTTGGGAACAACTTGAACAATTACTAGAATTCTTATTAAAAGAATACAATGTAACACCTGATGGTGAAGAAGAAGTTGAAGTCGATGAAGGAGACGAAGACGCCCCAAAATAAGATTTGAGACCATGGATATAATTTATCGATGGGCTCAACTAGAGGCTGACTTTCAAAGACACTACCGTATAAAAGAACCTGCTAATCTATCATGGAGAAGGTTTATGAATCTACTAACTAATCTTCCACTTGACGTATCAGTATTTTATGCACCATATTATAAAGCCGTTATGGACGGTGAAGAATATGTTTCTGAACATAGCAATAAGCCACCGAAAGGTTGGGCTAAAAAAGAGATGGACAGAATCAGAGGAAGAGGAAACAGACCAAGGCAAACAGTTTCAGTGGAACAGTTTGTAGCAGAAAGTAGGAACCAAGGTACTAAGAAGTAGGGAATAACAAATGGCTATTAAAGGCAGCACAAGAGCATCAACAGTAAGTGTAGCTCTTCAATTTCATGCTGATAACGCTTCTCTATCTAAAGCAGCTAAACAAACTGCTGGTCAATTAACACAACTTCAAAAAAGAACTGCATTAGCTGCAAATAAAATGTCTTCTTTTATTCCTGCATTTGCTGCTATTGGTGGTGCTGCATTTGCTGCATTTAATGTAGCTATTAGAGGTGCAGTAGGATTTCAAGATTCATTTGCTGGCGTTAAGAAAACTCTTGATTTTAGTGGTCAAGCAGCTAGACAAACTGAAAGAAACTTTAAAGTACTTGCTAAAAGTATTGTAGACATATCTACACAAGCTCCAGTTGCTGCAAACGACTTAAACAAAATAGCAGAGATTGGTGGACAGTTAGGTGTAGAAGCTGTCAATATTACAAAATTTACTGAAACAATAGCTAAGCTAACCGTAGCAACAAACTTAAGTGCTGAAGACGGTGCTTTTGCATTATCAAGATTATCCGCAATAACTAGAACCCCTGAAAGACAAATTGAAAATTTAGCTTCTGTTGTAGTTCGTTTAGGTAACGAATTTGCTGCTACAGAATCAGAAATAGTAAATGCTGCACAAAAGATTGCAGCTGCAATGGAGTTATTAGAATCCCCTACTTCTAATGCTGCCGCTGATTCATTAGCATTAGCTGCTGCCTTAAAACAGGTTGGTCAGCAAACACAAGCAGGTTCTACAGCAGTAGCTAGAGCTTTAGATACAATGTCGACAGCCGTTTTACAAGGTGGTAGAGAACTTTCAATATTTGCACAAGTGTCTCAAATGACAACAGATGAGTTTTCAAGACTTGCTGAATTATCACCAGCTGATGCTTTCGTAGCATTCTTAGAAGGATTAGGTAAAGTAGGTATTGCTGGTGGAGACACTGTTTCATTATTAGAAGAACTTGGTCTAGCTCAACAAAGAACATTAAGAGCTTTACGTTCTATGGCTTTAGCAGCTGACGATGTTAAAGATGCTTTAAATTCTGCTAACGAAGAATTTGTACTAAATAACGCTTTACAAACAGAGGCAGAAAAAAGATACGAAACTGTAACATCTCAAGTAACTTTACTTAGAAATCAAATACAAGCTATAGCTATTGATGTTGGTAATGATGCATTACCTGCTGTTAATAATTTTATACAATCACTACAAACAATAGGTGCTGGAACTACTATTGCAGGACTTACAGCAATGGCAAAAACAATTTCTGCAATAACATTAGCTCTTTTTGCAATGAGAACAGCTGCTAGAACAGCTGGTGAAACTTTAGATGAATTCCAAAAACAAGGAATACCAGGTACAGGTGTAGACGGAAGAGTACAAGTAGGTCTTGCTGGTTTAGGTGGTAATGTTGGTAAATCATTTAGACAAAGAAAAGCAGAAACTAGTGGTTTCTTAAGAGACAATACTGGTATTGGTGCTAGAGGCGGTGGTGAAGGTGCATTCTTAGCATCTGCTGCAAGAGGTGGAGCTCGTGTAGAAGGATTGTCTAACATTCTTAATGAAGCAAGAGTTATCTTAGGTGAAAGTATATTTGATGACGTAGAAAAAAATAAATCTATATTAGCTAAAGCTCGTGAAGATGACGGTACGTTTAATGAAAAGAAATTAGACACAGAAGCTGAAAAAGAAAGATTTAGAATATTACAAGCTATTGATGTTGAATTAATTGAACAACTAGGTACTCAAGAAAGAATTGCTAAAAATAAAGCAGACCAATTAGAACTTGAAAAACTTATTCTTCAAGCAAAAGAATTACAAAACGAAGAAGATAAAATTAACGCAACAAAATCTAAATCATCAAAGATTGTACAAGCTGATAAAGAAGAAACTGCAGTGTTAAAAGATGAATTTCTAAAATTTGCTGATGATGAAATAGGAAGAACTGGTGCAAATTTTGAAACTAAATTGGTTGGTGAAGATGGTTTTGGTATAGATAACCAAACCTTAACAAGTTTTGAAAGAATTTTTGAAGACCTTGGAAAAATTGAAGGGGATATTTCAGGAGCAGACATAGCAAGTGAAATTGACGATGAGCATGCAAATATTACTCAATATGCAAAAGATACAGAAAAGTCTTTTATGAAAATTGCTACTATATCTGAAAAGTTAGAATCTAAAAATTTAGAGTTTGATGATAAATTTCAAGATATAATTACTAAAGCTGAAACTCAAGGATTTGCAAAACCAGGACAATTCCAAGGAGCAGAAGGTTTACGTGCTATGGTACAAGGTTTTGAAAAAGACCCAGATAGTTCATTAAACATGGCTAGTCAAATTAATAAAATGAAACGAAGTGGAATGGACGAATCTGCTATTGCTAAAGATTTAAAAATATCAAATGAAGAATTAAAACGACACCTTGAACTAGGAAGGCAACAGAAAAAACTCTTAAGCGATTATAACACTTTGTTAAAATCCTTGGATAGTGAGGGTAATTTTAAAGAACTTACCAATGACCTTAAAAATGCAAGAACCGAACATCAGCATAATATTGATGCTTTAAAACATATTAAAAATGAATTGAATGGATTGGACGATGTAAGTAAAGAAGTTTATAGCGACATGGTTATGGATGTTGATAAATTAATTGCACATATTGATGGATTAATTTTAGCTACAGAAGAATTTGGTAATGTAGATAAAGTTGTAAGTGATGAAAAAAAAGCGAGACTTAATGAAATACGTAATGAATTGATAAAAAATGCAGATGCACAAAATAAATTAACTGGTGAAACTGTAGAAGACAATAACGCAGCAAAAATTCAAAACAGACTTTATCAACAATCTACAAAAGAACTATTAAAACTTAATAAAGCCAAAATTGAAGCTTTGATGATTGAAAAAAGAAAAAAAGGTAAATTAAATAAAGACCAAACAGAAGAGCTAGGTACATTGCAATCTGAAAGAAAAGAATTACTTCAAGAAAGAGATTTTGAAAAAACTGGCAGAACTAATAAAGCAACACAAGCATTTAAAGAATTGTTTAGAGGGTTTATGTTTGGAGACCAAATAGCGAAACTTCTTTCATCATCATTAGACTTTTTAACAAAGATATTGGACAAATTAATTGCTAAATTAAGCACTTTATTTGAAGCACTATCAAAACTGTTTGGTCCTTTAGCTGAGTTTTTAAAATGGATAGGAAAGTCTGCAATTGAATTAGGTACTAAATTCTTTAAAGCTATACCTAAAGTTGCTGAAGCCATAGGTAAATTTTTATTAGAAAAAATACAACAGTTTACTTCATTTATAAGTACTAAATTTATTAATGGTATGGATAAAGCATTAGAAGGAATTATTAGATTTGGTGAGGTATTAAGAGGAAAATTTACAGCTGGTGTAGAAAAAGCAAAGATTGGACTTATAAAATTCATGAAGATGTTAATTAATAGTAAAGCTTTTGAGAAGTTCCTCACTCAATTATTTTTGATGCAAGCTAGACTTAAAATATTCCGAAGTCTATTGCAAAACGTTGGATTAAGACTTAAAAATTTTAAATTAAGAATACAAAATGCATTTTTAGAATTTAAAGCTGCACAAATTGAATTGTTTACTTTTATTAAATTCTTTAAATCTCACTTTTTAATGAACCTTAGAGAAGGAATAGCAGTTATTCGTAGTGCTTTTAATAGGTTGAAATCAAGTATTATGGAATCAATGCCTATTGAAATGATAAGAATGTTTGTTACAAGAATGGCAGATGCATTTGTAGGTTTAGGTGAATTAATTATGAGCCTACCAGCAAAACTAAAAACAGGATTTAATCAATTAGTTTCATTGCTTTCAAAATTAGGAGTAGCTTTTAAAAACAGTTTGCCTGGTTTCTTAATAATAGAAACAGCTAAAAGGTTTGGTATTGCTATGTTTGAAATGGGCAAAATGGCATTAGATTTTGGTAAAAAATTAGCAATTGGTTTGAAAAACTCAAAGGCATTTAAAATGCTAGATTCTGGTGTTAGAAAAACTGCACTAATGTTTAAAAACTTAGCTATAACTATCGGTGCTTTTGTAAGTTCAACATTAATGTCACTTGGTCAAGGTTTGAAAAAACTTGCTATGGGTGCCTTTGCTGGATTTAATAAAGGTTTAGATGCATTAACAGAAAAATTTAAAAAATTCTTATCAGATACTGGTTCACAAGCGAAAGATATTGCTAAAAATAGTCAAGTCTACGATAAAGCTGCTGTTAAGTTAAAAATGATGGGTGGCAGTGCTGCTAATGCTGGAAAAAATGCAATGAAGTCTATGGAAAGATTTGCAAGACTACATAAAGGATTACAGGCTTTATTAAATGTTATTGGTGGTGTTACTGGTGCTTTACTTAGAAAAAGAAAAACATTAATAAGTATTAATGCAGCATTACAAAAATCTATTGCATTTTCTAAAGGTTTTAAATTAGCTTCTGCTGGTTTAACTGCTGTAATAAATGGTCTTAAAGCTGCCATTATGGGTCTTGTTACTATGTTTGGTTCTATGATATTAATGACAGCAGTATTTGGATTTTTCTTTAAATTACAGGAAGAAGCAAAGAAAACTGCTGCTGCTATAAAAGAAATATCTAACGAAATTAATGCACTTAATGAAGTAACAAAAGACTTAGATTTCCAAGAAATACGTTTACAAGAATTACAAAAAGCATTAGACAAAGAGTTAGCTAAAGCAAAACCTAATACAGAAATAATAAAAGTTATTGAAGACGAAATAGACAATATAACTAGAGCTTATGCAATGAAGTCTGAAGAAGTTAGAGAAGCTGAACAAGAACTTGGTAAAACATTATTATTTGATACAACAGCACAAGGTCAAAATGTTGAAAAAAGATTTGAAGCAATATTTAAATCAATGGGATTTGATGCAGTACAAAGTAAAAACTTTACAAAAGTAATACAACAAGAACTTGGAGCAATGCTAAATGATTTTGATTTTGATAGTGCTGATGATATAGCAATACAATTATTTTCAGCATTAGATGAAAGTTTTGGAACTCAAGCTAATAACTTTGGAGCTGGTCAACTTCAATTAATGCAAGAATTAGCTAAGCAACAAGGAATGTCTTTAGAAGCATATATAGACCAGTTTGATACATTGGTTGACTTTGGAATGCTTGACAGCATGATAGGAACTATATTTACAGACAGTGCTGGTGGATTCATTAAATCACTAGAAAAAGGTAACTTTGATTTTGGTGGTTTGAGTGCAGAAGAATTTTTAAAGCAAAGTGGAATTAGCAACTTTACTCAAGAGCTTTTCAATGCTACAAATGTAGAGTTTGAAGATGCTGGAAATGGAATGATAAGAGTATTCCAAGAAGTTGAAGAATATGTTATGGGTTCAGGAGTTATTACTAGAACAAAAGAATTAGGTCTTATTCCTGAAGCTTTATTGGGAACAAATCCAACTCAAGGTTTAACTGATTTTATAGAAAATATGGTTTTCCTCGACACTGTATTTAGTCAAATGAGAGGTAAGGGCGGTAACCCTATAATAGCTGATAACCGACAAGTTGGTAATCAAGCTAAAATGTCTACATTTATGCAAATGCAAAATGAAGCATTAATTGAAAGATTTGAATTCTTAAGAATGAACAATGCTATATCTCAAGATTTAAATGCCCACACAATGAACAGAGAAGAGTTAATTAAAACTGTAATGATGGCAGAAAATCAATTACACGAACAACAACTAGAAGAAGCTAAAAAACAACTAGAAGGTCTTGGCTTATTGGAATTTGAAATGACCAAGTTTGAAAAAGCCTTAAATGAAACACTTGCTAAATCTGCAAGCAATGCAGTTACAATATTTAGCGATTTACCAAAACGTATGAGAAAAAGCGTCAGAGCTATGTTAGAAGAACTTACAATAAAAAGTTTCCAACTTTCTAAATTTGATAAAGATGTTAGAAGATTAGCATCAATTGCACCAATGTTAGCTAAAGACATTGCATCTCAAGGATTAGCTGCTCAATCAATATTACAAGACTTCTTAAGAGACCCAGCAGCAATAGCAACTGCTGAAGGATTGCTACAAAGAATGAGACCTAAAGATGCAGCTGACATGGGTCTTACAACTGAAGAGCAAGCGAAAGCACAAGCTCAAGGTCTTGCTTTAGGTAATGCTACTTCTGAAGGTATCTTAATTGGTATACAAGAGCGTCAAGCACAAATAGGTGCAGCATTAGTTTCTGGTATGGAAAATGCAATTGAAGAATCAAAAGCTTTTCTTGATGTAGTAAACCCATCTATGTTAGTTGCAAGAGAAATTGGTAAGCCAATGGCAGAAGGTGCTGCTTATGGTGTGGAAGATAATCATGGATTTTTAGAAAAAGCTATGATTGATATGGCTCAATCTGGTATCGATGCTGCTGATGATAAATTTTCAGAAATGGAAGATTTTATAAGTGAAAGAGGATATTTTGATGGAGGGGAATATTATAAACAATTTGCTGAAGGAATCAGAGCTAATGGAGATACAGTAGTTCAAGCAGTTGCAGAAGAAATACAAGAAGTATCTCAATTTTTAACATATGGATTTAGTCAAGCTACTCAAGACATAGCTGAAGCATTGAATATGATGTTTGCTGTAACAGGTGGATTGAGAGATATTACTTCTGCTAATTATGCAGTCCAGAAAGCAGAACAATCTTTGATGGCTACTAGAAGAAAGAATTCAACATTAAGTGAAAGAATAATCAAAAATCAAATAGCTTTACAAGAAGCAGAACTAAAAGGCAGAAAAAACAACATTACTATGACAGAAGAAGCTGGATTACTACAAAAGAAAATAGCTCTTGATGAAATGAAGCGTAAACAAAAAGGTCAGTTTTCTGCATCTGAAAGAAAACGTATTGTAGAAGCTGAAGAAGAATTAGAAAGAGTAAGGCTTGCAGCTGAAGCTGGCATAGCTACATCATTAGATGTTGAAGTAGCAGAAGAAAAATTAGCAGAACTTAAAGGTACCAATAAATCACTAGATGAACAAAAACTTGCAATATTAGAAGTATCAATAGCTGAAGAAGAATTAAACGATGCAAGAGAAAAAGCAAGAGAAGTAGACCCTGAATTAATTGCTTTACGAGAAGAACAAATTGCTTTACTTGATGAACAAGCTAATGCTAGTTTTGAATTGCAAACTGCTTATGACGGATTAGAAGCTGCAACAGAAAATGTATACACAACCGAACTTAAATATGAAGAAGCAAGACAAGCATTTATAGATTTTGCAGAATCTTCACCAGCTGCATTTCAAGCATTAGTTGATGCATATGGTGGTGTTGGTGGTTCTATAGATACAGTAATAACAAAAACAATAAACTTAGCTAACAATACTGAAACATCAATGGATAAAGCTATTAAATCAGTTCAAACATATATAACTGAATTAGAAAGAGCTCAACATGTAGAATCTTTAAGTCATGCTTTAGGTTCAACTACTAGGGCAGATTATAGTACTGACCCAGACATTCGTTCAGAGCTAAATACCAGAAAATCAATTGGAGGATTATTTGGAGATACAGGTATTGAAGATACTGCATTATCTTCTATTCAATCAGATATATTAAATCCTGGATTTTCTAGTTTTGGTGATGATACTTCTACTGCTGCAAATAGAGATGTATTTGAAAGTTCAGAGGATTATTTAAGAAGTCAAACAGCATTAAAAAACTTACGTAAAGGTAAAGGTAGTAGAAGAGACTTAGCAAATGCATTTCAGTATCTTTATGGAATACAGACATCAATTGATAATACTGGTCAAGTAGTAATAAATTCAGCACAGTTACAAGCTGCTATGAATGATAAAAATAATCCTTTATCTAAACTTGGAGTAGATTATAAAACATTAGTACAACAAATAAGTGAGGCTCAGGGTATTACTGTAGCAGACATGAGTAGTTCTGTTCAAAGAGAAGGTGTAGACCTAGCAAGAACTCAAGATGGAGAAAGACTTGACTATAGATATGACTCTGCAAGAGTTCCTTATGCTCAAATGTATGACCCACAAAATATAGGTCATGTAGCTAGATTAATTAATATGTCTGGTGGAACTACTACTAGTGATAACCAAACAGCCGAAGTATTATTAGGTGCTGGTAAAACAGCATTGGACTATCATTCCGCAGTAGCAAAAGGTCAAAAAGATATGTTACGTAGACTACTTGTAGAAAGACTTGACAAAGCACATGAAAAAGGAGAATTTGATAAGTTTAGTGTTGTTCTTAAGAGAAAATATGGTGGAATGGTTGCTCCATTTAGAAGAGCACTTGTAGGTGAATATGGACCAGAAATGGTTACTTCATTACCTCAAGGTGGATTAAGAGTAACACCTCAAGGTTCTGAAAGAAGTGGTAGTATAAGTGTAGAAAACTTAAATGTAAATGTAACAGGAGTTCCAACTGACCCAATACAGGCTAGAAAAGCTGCTGTTCAAATACAAGGTGCTTTAAGAAGATTAGAAAAAGAAGGAAACGCAGGTTCAGGATTAAGTAGGAGATAATGCCAAATCAAGTACATATAGGTCGTCTTAGCTTTACTTCACCTGGAAATCTTAACTTTTCATCAACAGATGGCGGTAGAGAGCTAAGTATATCAGGTAAGATTGGTGGTGTTGAGTTGACACTAGACCACGTTAAGTATATTAGAGATGAGTTAATTTCTATGGCAGCATATGGAATTACTGTTCCATTTACATATGATGGTGACTCTAGTTACGATGGTTATGTAAAGATAATGAACAGCAGTGTTCAAACACAAAGATACACTAGAGCTGGTTTTAATTATTCAGTTGATTTTGAATATATGGGTAGAAGTGGTGAAATACAATTTGAATCAAGATTTACTGGTGCTTTACTAGACAATGACCACAGTATAACTAGCACAACAAATCAATTTCATGCTCCCCCTGGAAATCATTACAATTATTACCATACTGGTCAACCAACAGACGGAACAAGACTTTCTAAAGATTTAACTAGTACTGCAACTGGTGCTACTACAACATTAAGACTCAAAACAGATAACAATTTAAGAAATGCAAATGCTACTTATCATGTTGAACCATCAGACTATTACAAAGGTTCATGTCGTGTTAGTACTGGTACTTTTGCTGATACAAGTACTACAACTGCATTAGAAGTTAGAAATGGTTTATTCTCTACAAATAAACCAACAGCTCTTTCGATAGAAAATGGATTAATAAAAGTAGATTTTGATACATCAACTACACAAGCATTATTTGATACTTATATATTTGACGTAAGTGATTATCAATCAAGTAAAACATGGGCATTTAGTAAAGGTGAACCTACTGGTTCTGACCAACTAGGAGATGATTGGTTAGGTTGGAGAACTATGCAAATACTTAAAAACCATCCTGAATGTATAACTGTAAGATGTACTACTTACCTAAATGCTGATAGTAAAGACGGTAGGTTAGTAGTAGATTTTACATTAAGACGTGGTGCTCATCATGTTTCTATAGTTGCTAACTCATACGTAGCAGCAAGATTTAATCTATCACTTGCTACTGCTTCTGGAACTGATGCTGCAACTGGCACTGGTTATATAATTGATGACACAGCTTCTCCTGAAGATGGTAATAAATGGATATTAGGTAGTGCAGAAGATAGTGCTAGCTCTATTAGTTATGATGTTACTAGAGAAATGTTATATAAAAATGGTTCTCAAATGAAAGTGTTTTTAGGTTATGAACTTGCACAAGAAGACGCAAGTATAAATTCTGGAGATACTGCTACATCTGTAAGAGACCAATATTTAGACAATGTATATGAATACCAGAAGTTGGTGAAAGCTTAATGTCAGTTACAGAAAAATTAATGACTCAAGGAAGTTTTACACTTCAATTAGATTACAACAAATTACCTAACTCTGTTCTCAATACAATAGATGCATGGGACCAAATAGTAATAATACCTTCAAGAGTTGAAGAAAATGAATTAGATGACGATGCTATGTTGGATTCAGCAGAGTATGTAGGTGTAGTTCAATCATTAGGATTAGGAGATGACGCAGTAGATATTGAAGGTGTTGGATTAGTAACTTATTTAGGTGACGGAGATGCTAGAGGTATGCCTGTATCAGAAACAGGTGGTGTTTCTAAATTAAGAAGTTATGAAAATAAATCATTGGAATTTGTTTTAAATAATGTTACAGATGGTACACCTTATGGTTTATTGCGTGATGGTGAAAGTGGAAATCTGCGTTCGATTACACCAGGAACTATAACTAACCCAAGTAAAGAACAAACAGATTTGTTACTTAATTTTGAAGGAACTGATGGTGCTAAAACAACTACAGACGCAACTGATAAGAAACACGATATAACATTTTATGGTAATGCAGAAATAAGTACTGACCAAGCTAAGTTTGGCAGTTCTAGTCTGTATCTTGATGGTAGTAGGTCATATATAGAAGCTGATTACTCTTATCATCTACAGTTAGAAAATGATGACTTCACTGTAGAATGGTGGGAGTATAGGGTGAATTAAAATGCCTCAATTCGATTTAGCTAACGCAAACTTAAGCTCAGATGGTCTCGCTGCTATTAAGACTAGAGTAGGATTCGTTCCTTATGTATATGACACAGGATATCCTCTTAATGGAGTTTACTTAGACAATGACCCAGTACCTAGTGGTTCTGATAACTTTACTGAATCTATAGGTGGACGAGTTCCTTTTGACCCTGATTTTCATTCTGGTGTGAGAGGTAACTTAGTAGTAGGTTATGGTCACACACACTTAAACGGTGGTGGTCAATATAGAGGTTCTGAATCTTTATATTATGATTTTTATAATGAAGATATACCTTTTCAAATTAACAGCGTAGATTATAACTTTCCAATTGAAAAAGGAGACAGTGTAGCAACTTCTGATGATGGTGGTCACTACTTAGATTCTAGTAATACAGAACAAACACTAGGTGTAAGAATTAAATATACTGGTGACGATTCAAGTAACTCAAATATGAGGTTTTCAGAGTCATTAGCTAGTACATTGTTATCGGCAGACTTAGTAGGACATATAGCTAAAGTTAAATCTGTATTTGAGGATTATGAAGATTCTTTCCCTTATGATAATACTTTAGCTCAACAACATTTTGACATGATGGTTGGCTTATGTTTTATGATTGGTAAAGAACCTTTTGCTGATTCTTTATTTGTTCATTGGTATAAACAAGTAGACGGTACAGCAGTAACAAGTTCATCTGATTTAAGTGATTACAACGATGCAGGATATTCTTTAATGTTTTTTGGTGGTAAACCAAAACCTGTTGATTATCCAAAAAATAATGACACTATAGGTCCTGCTGTAAATTTAATTCTTTATGAGCCATGGGTTACAAATTCAAATAAAATTACTTGGGAAAATATATTTGTTTGGGACGATGCAATGATAAAGCAAAGAAGAGCAGATATAGATGACTTATTAGGTACAGATAGTGCAGTAAATCCTACTGCTACACCATTAGACCCTAGAACTAATTCACAATGGTATCAAGGAACAGCTATACCGCAAGATTTTTTTGTAGCATCAGCAACCAATTTATTACCTTCTTGGGAAGAAACAGTAATATCAACACTTCCAGTTGGTAGTGTTACTAATACTATTGCTGAACTTATAAGATTAGGTAGCGACAGAATACCAGAGTGGTACACAGGTGATGCTTCAATATATGAAACAGAAGAAGGAAGTCTTACTTTTTATGAAGACAATCCTATATATCAAAAAAACTTTTCTGAGTTTTGGCAAATAAATAATAGGTGGTACACAGGTGCACAAACATATATAAGTGCACCAACTCAAACTACTAATGGAGCAGCAGTATCAGCACAGGGTGATGGTTCTGTTCCTGGATTTATATTTGGACTTGATAATGGTTCTGGAGAACTACAAGTATTTATGACTGATACATATGCAGAAAGTACTATTGATGGTGTTACTGGTATAGATAGCACCGTATGGAGCATTGCTAATGGTGTTAAATTAGGAGACAAAGCTGTAGGTCAATGGGTTCATAGAGCCGTAACTAGAAAAGGTAATAAGTTTACTACTTGGGAAAATGGTGCTCTTGTATCACAATGGATAGATGATAAAACTATAAAAAGAAATACATTGGATGCTAAAACAGGTGGAATAACAGATAGAGCATCTTTAAATTTATCTATTGGTAGAACACAACAAGGTAACTATTTTAAAGGTTATATTGACGGATTTAAATTTACTAAAGGTGAAGCTCTTTATGACACTGCTTTTACACCCTCTACTACTGCTCCAACTATTGATAACACTGCTAACAATTATAAAGGCACTCACAATGTTGAATCTGTTTTTTCTGCAATCAAAAAGGTTATGTCAATATTAGATACAGAATTTAGAGTAAATCATAACGGAACAATAGATGCAGGACCTAGAGAAAGTTTATTTGTTGGTCATGGAGATAACGACCCAAATGCAATAATTGTCAGAGACAGTTCTGGTGAAGACCCTGGAATAATAGGTTTAAATCCTGATGCTTTGACTACACAGTTTGAAGCTGAAGACTGGGTTGCTGGTGTTGAATACTTAGTTGACTCAGGTGTTGATGGTCAAAAAATTGACACAATAGAAAGATTTTTAACAGACATTCCATATTATGACCTACATGGCAATAAATTAATGAGAGTAGCATACGTAACTGAAACTGATACTAATACAAATATGGCTAACAAAAGAGCAGAGGCATATTTAGATGAATTTACTAGGGTTAAAAAATCATTATCACTATCTCTTGAGTATTACGATATCAAAGGTGATTTTGAAGTAGGAGACAATATATTTGTTTATGACCCAGAAGTTGGATTTGTAGACACTTTAGATAAAGCAGTTGCAGATGGTAGAACTAAACCGTATGAAGCAGTATGGCAAGGTCAAATAATTAACCCAGAAAAAATTAGAATTGTAGGTATTACATTTCCTATTGAAGAAGGTTTTGGTGTTTACTTAAGAAAAGTTGTATCTGCTAGTCCATTTAGAATTGCTTATATTGATTTAACAGATTATGTAGTTTGGGAAAGTGGAAATACTTCTTTAGAAGTTGGTGACTTAAACAAACAAATAGGTGACGACTTAAGATTTAGTAATCAACTATCTGGTACTGTTACAGGACAAAGGTCATATAAACCAGGGAAAGTTCTTGACCCAGACGATGTTGATTCAGAAGGTATAAGAACAAGTTCAAGTTTTTACACTGACGCTTTAGGAACACAACAAGCAATTATATTTATAGAGTGGGTTACTCCACAAAATACAAACAATACAGTTATTCAAAATGGTTTACATTATGAAGTTACTGTTGAACCAGTAAACCCAGATTTAGGAGGAGCAACTAGATACTTTGTACAATGGGGTAATAATAGCTTTACTGTAGAAAATTTACAGAAAGCTACAGACTATAAAATAGGAGTACAAGCAGTAACAACTGGTGCAGCTTCAGGATTTGTTTATGAAACTATTACAACAGCAGTAGATACAGCTACACCTAATACTCCAGCAGAAGCTACAACTATTGCAACAATACAGGGTGCTGTTCAGATAATACATCATTTAGGAGCAGCGACAGATAATTCTGGAAACCCAGTATCTTCTGTTACTAATTTTACACTACCTGCTGACTTGTCATACTTAAACGTATATGGTTCAACTACATCTGGTTTTACAGTAGAAGAAGCAACTAAATTAGGAAACATACCATGTGATGCTTCTTTCTTAAGATTAGGAATACCAGCAGTAGCAACTCTTAAGGGTGAATCTTTAGATAGTGCTGCAACAATGTTTTTTAGATTTACAGCAGTAGATAATGCTGGTAATGAATCTGCTGCTTCAACAGAACAACAAGGAAATGCAGATTTAGTTAAAACTGCAAATATAGACGATGCTGCTATTACTTCTGCAAAAATACAAAACTTAGCTGTAGGCACTGCAAAGATTGCAGACGCAGCTATATCAAATGCAAAGATTGCAAACACAATAGAATCTGATAATTATTCAGCAGGTTCTACTGGTTGGTCTATACAGAAAACTGCTGTTGGATATACTAACGGTTTTGCAGAATTCAATGACGCAATATTTAGAGGTAACATAACTGCTAC